GATTTATAGGTATTGCTCCAGTTGTGTTTCCGTAGCAAACCATAGGCGCAGAATAGTTAACGCTTGATAGAGCATTTATTATTGCTAGTGTGTAATCACCTGTTCCGTGGTCTGTGCCAGTAGAAATATTGAAACTATCATATACCCCTGCCGTTGTGTTAGCCGCCGCCCAAGCCTTCGCACTACCATTAACAACATAGTCCGTAGTCACCGAACCTGCGGTGCTGTGTTCCAGCGTATCTGCTATAATTTTACCAGCCATTATGCTAAATCTCCGTGCAGTGTTACGCTAATTTGGTCAGAATCAAAATTAGAGGCATTTACATAAGTTACACTGTATCTAGTTGCTGTTGTAGTAATAGCCGTAGTTTCATTAGCAGTAGATATGTTAACCAAACTGGTTGTTGTCCACCCAGCAGTCGTTGAATGAGAATAAGTAGCGTTGTTCATAGCGTTAGTTACTGTCAGTGTATAAGCACCAGTACCGTGGTCTGTTAGACTGCTATAATTTAACGAATCTAATATTGAGTTTGTAGTACGCCCATCAGTATAAGACCAAGCCTTCGCCAGCCCCTGTTGCAAGGACTGAGTAGCCGCACCGCCCTCGCTAGTCACCGTAATGTCGCCAGCAGAGGTCTTGCCTGTGAGATTGTCAACTAAGATGGTACTCATGCTAGGTCTCCGAATACTGCTGTCATCTGATTGTCACTGTCTGTGCCGTCTATTCCGCTGTTTAAAGCGTTGACTGACTGTGTATTATAGGTTGATGATGTTGGTGGAACACCCCTTCTTAATCCTATTGCAACCATAAACTCATTAGATGTACCGTCTTCGTAACCATTCATTCCAACTACATTGTAATTAGCATCACTCATACTATTACTAAAAGAAATTTGCACATGCCCTGTTCCAACATCTGAGGCTGAACTTAAGTTAAATGACGACACGGTGCTTAGTGTACTGCGTTGGTCTTGTCTTGTCCAAGCCTTCGCCGCACTCTGATTAGTCAGCGTGACTGCACCGCCAGATGTGTTCTGTATGGTATCTGCTTTTAGTGTACTCATGCTATCACCAAGTTACCGTTGACTGTCAACGTAACCCCTGTTGCAACGTTTAGGCTAAAAAAAGCCCCAGCGTTGTCGCCAGTAGCGATTGTTGTGTTAGTGTCAAGCTGTTGCTCATGCACTCTGAATATGTCGCCCTTGCCATTTGTTGTGTCGCCAGTCGCGCCATTCTCACCTTGGAAATAACCTGCACCAGCTTGTATGCCTGTTAACCCAGAGCCGTCACCAGTAAATGACGTGGCTGTAATACCGCCATTAAACGTACCACCAGTGGATGCCGCTACCGTGTCAGCCACTGAGAAGCTACCAAACGCATAGATGTTAACTATGTCATTCAGAGCCGCGCCTGATGCTAACACAACGCTAGTACCATTGGTAGCCGTGTAGTCGGATGGGTCTAGGATAACACCATTCATAGCCACAATAATAAATGGCGCAGTATAAGCTAATGTAACCGCATTGTCGTCAGCACCAGAAAATGTCGTCTGAGCCGCTGTTGCGGTGTACTCAAATAAAGTAAAGGTAGTCTGAGAAGCTGCAGATGCCGCAATCCATTGTGCGCCGTCATACACACGCATCTCATTGTCAGCGCTATTAAAGTATAATGCACCAGCTACTAATGGGTCGCCGTCATTGTCTGTCGTTGGGTTACTTGCATAGCTTCCAAGGTAGCGGTCATCAAATGTGTCGTATGTGCTTGCCGCCGCCGCCGCACTAGCCGCCGCCGCAGAAGCTGATGAAGAGGCATTGCTCTCTGATGTAGCCGCGTTAGTGGCAGATGTCGCCGCATTAGTAGCAGATGTTGCCGCATTGGTTTCGCTAGTGGCGGCATTTGTGGCAGATGTTGACGCGGAAGATGCTGATGCCGCCGCGTTTGTTTCAGATGTTGAAGCATTTGTAGCAGATGTGGCGGCGCTTGTTGCGCTTGTTGCCGCATTTGTTTCAGATGTTGCCGCCGCAGTTTCGCTAGCAGATGCCGCTGTCGCTGATGCCGTGGCAGATGTAGCAGAGCTAGCTGCACTTGTTGCGCTAGTTGCCGCATTTGTTTCAGACGTAGCCGCATTTGTTGCTGATGTTGACGCAGATGCCGCGCTTGCCGCGCTATTCGTTTCTGATGTCGCCGCATTTGCCTCAGCGGTTTCTGCCGCCGCTTGCGCCGCTTCTGCGGCCGCTTGCGCGGCTTCAGCATCAGCCACGGCTGTCGCGTCAATAACCAAATCCCATTTAGCGACATCAGCGTTTCCGCTAATAGGCGCAGTGCCGCTAGAGGTGTGTGCGGTATTACAGCGATATATACTGGAATTGACACTGTCCTTAACAATATCTCTCACGTCATACGCTACTGATGCCGCCCAGTCACCGCGCCAATTGCCGATGTCTTCCCCAGCGATAGGGTTGCCATCACTGTCAAACGCTAGCGACTTCCCAGCGCGTGATGCCTTGGTCGGCAGTTCCATATCAACAACACCGCCATCTTCAACTAGCGCCGGGTCATAAACAGGCGCTCTCATTCCGCGCTTATTTTCTTCAGCAATCTGTTGGATCATAATGATCTGGGCATCGAGCTGTTCGTTTAAAGCTGAGGCGCGTAAATCACCAGCCGTCACAAAGTCGGTGGTGCGCTCAATATCTCTTGCGCCTACAATAACAATCTGATCTGAGGCGGTAGGCGTTGATGGCACGTTTGTGCCGGTCACTATAGTAACAGACCCAGTGCCGTTGGCGTTGACGGTGACAGTGTAATCAGTCGTCAGCGTCAGCTTCGTGGCGTTGAAGTATACTGCCAGATCGTTCTGATCCAGAACCTCAAACGTGAAGCTGTACGGCCCTAGCCCGGCTGAACCTGTAAACACGACACGCCGCGTCACTGCATTAATATTGTAATCTGCCATAGTTACCTCTCTGCCTCGCAGTATAACCTATTTACTTAGCCGCTTCTACCCTTGCCTGTAGGTCTGGGTATTCTTGTAGCATGAATAACTTCCCAGCTCTTTTGAACTTAGAAACAATATTTCTAATTACCTCTAGCTTGTCTTCTTTGTCTAGCCCTGCGTAATCATCTGTTTTAATAAGCTCATTTAAATAAGGTAATAGCGTTTTGCTTTTGTCGTAACCCTTTTCGCCAGACATTCTGCCGGAGCTGTCTATCTCATTCATCAATATAAGCCATCTATTGTACTGTTCAGCATTCAACAGAACGCCGCTAATTTTTTTGCCCGGCATTGATATGCCTCGGCCTAACTTAACCAGCTCGGCATCAACCCCTTCAAACTTTGCCTTCTGTACTCTGATAGGCGATATGCCCTCAAGTGGTATGGCTGGGTCTGTTTGCAAAATAACCTCACCCCAAAGGTTTAGGGCTGGTGGCACTTGGTCGCTAAAAAATGGATTACGCGCCTTTGCCTTTTGCAACGCTGTATAAAAGCCGCGAATAAATGCAGGCATTTGCGTAGGGTCTTCACCAAGCAGACCGGTGGTCGGCATCATTGAGCTGGATGCCTCTGGGTTTATTTCTCTCTCAACCATAGCATACCCAGAGCTTACTGTTGGCAAAACACTAATAACACCGGTTGCAAGTTTTTCCCCAAGCATTTGGGTTACGTTTTCAAACCCTATGCCGGAGTCTGGGTTTGATATTGATGACCCAATTTCACTTACGCCCTGTAGGTACGGCTGTTGTAGCATATAGTTATATGTACTTAGAACAGCCGCTTGCGCTAAAGATTCAAGCACACTTTGATCATTTTCATAGCTTGCATAATAAGCAAAATCTGCGGCAATGGCTAACGTGCCGGATATAGGGTCAAGCCTGTTGTAACTAACACAGGTATACTTGCCGTCTTCTCCTCGATTACAAATTGAATAGGGCGCAAGATTTAACCGCCGCATAGCTTGCTTTGCCTTGGGGTCAGACGGCCCTGAGCCAGTGATGATCATAGGCTTATCGGTTTCTGGGTTGCCATCCCAAGAGTACCAAGCAAAGCCACCCATAACGACCGTCCCAACCGCTAGCCTAGAAACCTCTGCATCAGTTGCCGCATCGCCCCTAGATAGATTTTTCCACATATTAGGGTGTGCGGCTCTCAATGGCGATCTTGATAAAACTTCTTTAACAATGTTAGCTGGTGTTTTATAGAATGGAACATACAACTTTAGTATTGGGTTTGTTGAGGCTGGCTGAAGCGCACCAAGAAAACCGTCTAAGTCTTTTTGGAAGGTTAGCTCTCTTGCCTCTTCCTTTGCTGTTTTCTTCATTATGTCACTTGGGTTATTAAGCATATCCGCTTGGTGCTGTTTACCCATTGCTAATGCCTTTGCCGGGTCTTCGCCAGCCGCAAGCAGTTCGTCTTCTAATCTTTTCCCAGCGTGAAACGCTTGTTTTCGCAGTGAGGCTCTAGCAGATATACCCTTAAAAAACTCATCCTCTGCAAGCAAGAAACGCCCGGCTAGCCGTGTGTACTGCCCAAACACATTAACGGCCGCCGCTATAGGGTGACCCTTTCTAAGCTCTTGCAGTATCTCACCAGACCCCATTGAAATAGCTTTGCGGTTTCTGACATCAATTTTAGAAACCAAGTCTGATGGCTGTTCTTTCATAAATGCTTTTCCAGCAACAATCAGTGCATCCCATCCAGCCTCGCGGATAGAATCTAATTGAATAAGGCCATCACGCACATATGCCCTATCTTTTGTGCCAATGCCTAAAGCTGTCCTAGCGTTGCCTACAACCCCAGCCACCACTTGCTCGGCAGACCTCATAGCAAGAAAGGCAGTGTTGCCGGCCACGTTTACTAAATGTGTTGATGGCGCAGATAGAATGGCGTTTATATAGGCTTCGGCCATTATGTCAGAACCGCGTGACATCCAGCCGTGCTGGACAAATTTAGCTCTGGCGGCTTGGTCTGGTAACGCCATATACATGCGCCCAAAAGCCTCAATGTTCTCAGTGTTTTCTAGGTTAAACAACTTTACCAGCTCATCGCCTCGCGCCGTATCAATCCCCATACGCTTAACGTGGCTCATCAGCCAAGTTGTTCTAGCGGCCTCTGACACGCCACCAGATATATTTGCATATAAATGCATTTCGGCTGTAGCTAATTGAAGAAAACGCGACATTTCCTGAGCGCGTGTTTCTGGGTCGTTTATTTTGCTGGCAATTAAAAACTGTTCTTGGGATGCTTTACTTAATTGCCTTGCGCCAATCAAACCAGCTAAAACCATCTCAGCAGTTTCGCCGCTAGCTCTTTTGCGCCCTAGCCAATAATCAACAATGTGATCCATACCCTGCTTTTCAGCTAGGCTCATTAATTGGTCGTATCCTAATGTGCCGCGTCTAGCTGTTTCAAACAAATCAGCATTTGCGTCTTTTAGCTTTGCAAGATACTCGGCTAGGTTAACAGTGCCATCAGCTCTGGCGATAGCTGGAAAATTCACACCCTTAACATATTCACCGCCAATAGCTTCGTTAATAGCGCGTATCTCATCTGGATCAGCCTCGCGGATTAACGTCATGCCGCCGACATCTTGGATTGGCTCATCAGGCAATCCCGGCAAAACTTTTCTTTCTGCCTCAGTTACGCGAGTAGCTACTTTTTCTGATTGTTTTTGTATCCATTTAGTAAAACCAACCTTTTGAATTTCTGGTTGCAAGTCTTCTGTTATTGGCGGCTCTACTTGCGTCAGGTCTTCTGGCGGCGCAGTTTCCAAAACATCAGCCTCTGGCGGCGGCTTCATCATAACCGCTTCTTGCACAACGGCTTCAGCCTCGCGCTCGTCCAGCATCTCATTGACGCGAGATGTAATATTTTTAGGTGGTCGTGCCATTACATAGCCTCACTTGTTTCTGCTTCGCCTTGTTGGCTAGCGGCAACACCAGTTATAGCCACTGGCCCAACAATACCATATTTGTCTAATATTTTAATGGCCTTATCATTGAATATAACATAATTTGTAGGCGCGTCAGAAATACTTTTGCCGCCAGCACGACTGCCTATGTCAAGATATTTAATTCCTTGTATGCCCACAGATTTAAGCAGTTCGCTAGCTCCTTGGCTAGAGCTTGATATATAATTTACATAAGCATTTCCAGCGGCTATCCCTGCATTTACGTTATAATCAAATGTTTGCAAAATATCTTCATCATCAATTAACGATCTAATTTTGTTTAACATTACAGGTTGTTCTTTCAAAGGCTTTTGCCAGTCTAAAAGATTTTTTTCTTTTACCCCTAGCTTAACCATAAATACTTTTCCCGGTTCTTTTTTATAGGACTCCGCAACCTTTATAGAGTTAGAAAAATAAAGCCCATTCCCATAATTTTGATAACCAATTCCAGTGCCAATTTTTTCTAACTTAAACTCATCAAAGTCTGCACCAGAACCGTGGAAGGCAATGATGCCCGGCTCGGTTTCGGTAGGCGCAACTGCGGTAACAGGATTATCTTTTGTCGGTTTCTTAAATGCTTTCTGCACACCAACAATAGCCTGATCCACAGCGGCAGGCACATCAACACCAGCATTTAATTGTACCGCCGTGTCAGCTTCCCTAGCCGCAATACGATCTGGTGCGTTTGTCACAAAGTCGCCTAATTTTTGAGCGCCTTTCATTATGCCTTTTTTGCCTAGCGCTACAGCCGTGCCAGCGCCGGGGACACCAAACCATTCGCCCAAATCAGCGCCTTCGCCGATCTTTGCTTTTGTTTCTTCGTCAAGCGGCATTTTGTCTAACCAGCCATCAAACACGCTTCTAGTATACATAGAGCCAGCAGTTTCAGATACAGTGCCTAAGACATTGGCGAACCCACTAGCCGCTGACTGTAATCTTGTTTCATCTTCATTAGGAAATGCTAGTTTATAAATGCCGTAAATAGCGCCGCTAGCTAACCCAACTACGTCACCCGGCGTGCCTAGTGTTGCAGTTAATGCCCCAGATGCCGCGCCAACAGCATTAGCCGGGTCAGCCGGTGGTGTTAGCTCAGTTTTAATCTGGGCGAAGGCAGGCATAGTTTCATCTTGCAACCGCTCAAACTCACCCTCTTCGCCGGGGATGTTTCGGTTGCGGATGTTAAAGTTATCAATATGCTCTTGCATTTGGTTAAATTTATCTTGCTGTTCTGGCGGCAGTTGCGAGAACTCATCAGCCGTGCCACTAAACACGCGAGGCGCTTTAACGGTTGTTTTAACTTTTATGCGACCGTTGCCCTGATCGTCATATTCGATCTCAGACGGTATGTCGTTTGCCTGCAATGCAATGCTTTTTAATATCTCATTAAACATCACTTCAATTTCTTTCTCATAATAAATGCTAGAAGCTCAAGATATTCATCGCCATCAATAATATCATCATCTAATTTCTGTGTTAATAACGATGCTATCTCATCCGCATCTTCAACGGTTATAGCTGGGTCATCAATAAGCGCATTTAACTTATTTTGGCGTATTCTGTCAAAACGCATATCTTGTCCATCTGAGCGAGGCACTTCATCCTTCAAGTCCTTGATGTATTGTTTTGCCCACGCCATTCTATCAAAGTCGGGGTCTATGGTAACTGCTTCTTGCAGTTCTAATTCGGCCGCAACCACTGCTTTTCTATCTTCTGGAGAAACAGCCATTCCAGATGAGGCTAAAAGATTTCCTTCTGGCACACCAAAATAATTCCTTACAATACTCATAGCTTTATTGTTCTTTGCATCTCTCTGACTTTTTAACGATGTGTAATACGTTTTAGATGTTTCTGTTGTAAGAACGCCATCGCGCAGAGCTTCTACAATATCATCCTCAGTAAGCTGTGAGCTTGCCGTTAAGCTGTTCAATGCTTCAATTGTGTCGGGGTCATCATATCCACCGGCTATAGCTTCTAATTGTTTTGCATACTCATCGTCATCAATAACTTTCAGTTTTTCAATGGCCGCCATTCTAGCTTCTTGGTCGCCAGCTATCACCGCTTCTGCAATTTCAACCTTTATGTCACTTATAATTTCTTTTCTGCGTTCTTCTTCTCTTTTATCCTGAGCATCAGCAAACTTATCTTCTTCCGCTAAAACTGCAAAACCATCATCAATAACTTTTTTTCTTTCCTCTAAAGATAGCGCACCTATTAACTGGCGCACATTTTCATCAGCAACATCATTTTCTAAAACTTGGCCTAAGCGGTTAAGGGCAGTTACATCATCTTCGCCCGATCCTCTAACCCAGTTATTAATATAGTCCGACTTTGCTCCTATAACGGCCTCATCAAAAGCCTTTAATTTTGCTTGTAGAAACTCACTGCTTTCTACGCCATAGGAAAGTACGGCGATCCGATTACGTTCAGCATTAAGAACATCGTCAACGGTTGTAATGCTTGGCGCTTGGTTGCCCTCTTGAGATACCTTATTACCAGCCGCAATGATGTCTGGGATGTTATTTATAATACCATCAACACCAAATGTTACCGCTACCTTTTGCTGTTTCTCAGCCTTGTCAGCCATAGCATTGGCGTGAGTAGTCAGTTTGCTGTTAGCAACAGGCGCAATGGCCGCCTGTAGGTTTACAGATGCCACCGGATCAATCTGGCTTAGACTTGTGCTGTAGCCGTCAATGATAGCGTTAAGATTAAGCTGGAACTCATCAGCGCTCATATCGCTATCTTTAGCGTCAATGGTGAGCTGGTTAATCTCATTACGCGCCGCTATTTCCATATTTGTCTGAATAACGTCAACAGCAGTTTTACGCGCCTTCTGATCAAATATCGTAAACCCATCCGGCAGATCAGGGTCAATCGTTACGCCGGACTTACTGGCGGCTTCTAGCTCTGCCGCTGACGGCGCTATTTCAGCGCCATACTTAACTGCCGCTACCTCAGCTTCGGCAACGGCTCGCTTGTAAACAAAGTCAGATATCGCATCTAGGCTATTGCCTATTTGATCGTATACACGCGCTTCGGCTTGCCCAGTCTGCACAAAGTTAACAGACGGCATACTGCCGATTGAAACTCCTAACGGTCTATAACGTGGTAACTCTGCCATTAACCTAACCCTGCCGCTTTAAATAGTCTTGGATCAACTTGCCCAACACCATACCCCATACTTGGTTCAAGCCCCCCGATTAACCCATAATTAACAGCGGCTGTTCCAAACTTAGCTATACCGCCAATCATGCCAGCTTTCATAACAGACTTGGCTTGTTGCATATACTGCTGTGCCTGCATCTCGCCGCCACGCATTGTAATGATCTCATTGTCCTGTACAGTATACAGCTCTGTCGCCCCCTTGGCTGACGCATACTGCAACAATCTATTTGCGCTACCGCTAAATGGATCAACGCCACCATTGCCAGCTCTTGCCACGATAGCGGCCTGCGTTCTAAGGATGTTATCCAGAACCTGTACGCCCTGCGCCTTATACTTTAAACTTTCAGTCTTAGCCTGCAACCGCGCCATAGTCGCTTGCGCCGCAAGCCCTCTGGCTTCTGAGCGATTGCCCATCATTTGTGAAATTGAACTAGCGCCAGATGCGGCCAAACCTAATGCCTGCGCCCCTGACATGCCAGCGGCCGCTGTTCCTATAGCCGCGCCTGCTTGTGATACTGCCGCTATTATCGGTGCCATTTTACTGTCCTATGCTAACTTTAAAATCTATGCCCAACAAAGTCATCTTGAGCGGTACTGTTTGACCAATCGTGATTTGGCCGTCATAAGTATAACCCAGAATACCGTGCAATGTCTTTATTCCTGTAAACTCATCAACATCATCGTCCAACACATCATCGCCAAACCGCCGGAAGGGTACTTCCTTGCCATTGATTGTCAGCGCCTGCGTTTCAAATAATTCTGCGTTGACCTCAAATATCCGCTTCTTAAAGCCCTTCAGAGAGCCGCTGGGGAGCTTTGGCTCTACTGGCAGTGTCTTTACTTCCGGCGTGAAGTTGAGGCCGACCTGATGGCTCGCAGTCGCCGCCGTAGCAAACGTGACCGTGAACGGCGAAGCAGGCACAGTCTGATCCGGCTCAACAATTCCATCGCGGATGATCTTAACTGTTTCAGCTTCGAGGTGATCCATTGTGACAGATGATGCCGCCCCACCGGTCTTGGCGCAATCGAGTAAGACTGTACTATCAAATAGCTCCACATAATAAACCGTTCCACCGTTGACCGTGCGCTTGACCACCACATAGATATCATCGACATCAACCCCGACATTTAAAAACTCTCCATCGGTTGTCCATTCACTAGGCGCAATCACGTTCTGTGATCTTAGTACTGTATAACACGCTATCGACCCATCGTCACCATTGACTACCAGCAACCGGTCGCCCTCATCAGTTCCGGTGGATTTACGAACCGCCATCTCTTCTGGTGTCTTCAACAGATGAGATGATAGCAGTGATATCTTGGCTGACGTGTATGCATTCTGCGTGTCAGTAAATAAGAACTCTTGTAATGCCTTGCCCTGACGCTGAACAAAAATAGTTGCGCCGTCAATGTTTTGCAGTCTGATGCCGGGCTTAGTGCCAAAGCCGGTCTGTTGTTTCACGATAAGATTACTGGGCGTGATAGGGTCGTCTAACGATTGCGGCACATAGAACTCACCGCCGGTTGTAAAAACTTGCAAGTGACGGCCTGAGAAAATATCAACAATCGCATTAAACGTGCCGGTGTCTAGCGTGGCTTCTACCGCCGCATCGTCTAACGCCTCACCCGGATCAAAGTTAAAAAAGTCCGACACCCTCGAACCAAATATCGTTGATGGTCGGCTGTTAGTGCCGCCAAGAAATAGCCTGCCTTCGTGAAATGTAACTGAACGCGGATAGCCTCGACTGGCTGACCAGACATCCTCATAGCCCTCTTCTAACTCCCAGTCACTATCATCTATATTGCCGGTGTCAAAAAGCGGCACTTCAGCAAAACATTCTAGCTTCGAATCACTGACCCTTCTAATAATACGCAGTCGTCCAAATGGTGTCACGTTTATGTATTGACCGGCGTACCCATTGGCCGATGCGGCGACAGTAAATTCATTTGCGTCAGAGCCGCTATGCTTTGCTGTAACAGTTATGTTTCCAGATGTGCCGCTAGGCTCTAAGTGGTCATGCGGAACGCCTGCATTAAAAACATTGCCTGCTGTTACAGATAGCGTATAGGCATACTTAGGCACATATGTAAACGATAGTGTGCTAGCCGTCCAATCGCTATCAGTTGCGCCGCGCACAATCTTTAACGGCGCTAAGTCTTCATGCACAACAATAACGGTGTCCGCTGACTGCACCCAGTTCATCTCTGGGATGATGGCGCTGGTAACAGCCGCCACGGTGAGATAGTCATCGCCTGATCCATTGATGTCGGTAATCAACGCGCCGTTTTTAAAGACATACATTTTGCCCGGAGTAAACACCAACATATAGCTGTCAGACACACTGAACTCAAATGACACCATCCGCACAGCCGTACCAGCGCCACTGTCTAACGCGGCTATAAACTTAGTACCGTCACGCCGTTTAGCACCGCCCTGCGGCTGGATGCTGACATTGCGAGCTGTGGTTAAACCGGACGCATACTGCCCTATGTCAGTCCGGGCGCGTAGCTTTGGATCAAGCTCGCCAGATGTGAAGTCGTTTTGTATCTGGATGATCCGGCTCATGTTAGAACCTTATATCTGAAATCGGAAATTCCTGTATGCTCTTGGCTGGCTGGTCAATGCCGTCAATGTTAATTGCAACGCGAACCAAGCCGCCACGCATATTATCAGATGGTGAACCATATGCTTTGCCGTGATAATAGTCAGCCTTCGTAAGCTGGTCAGTAATCGGTTCGGCAAACTCAGCGGCCAGTGCTGTCTTTAGCAATCTCACAAAGTATGGTGGGAAATCGGCAGGCTCTGGCCGATACTGGTAATCAACATAAACCGTTTCCAGATTAGTGTATAAGCCGCCTGCATAAATCTCATATTCGCGCACTGGGCGCTCCGCTACAGCGCTGGTCGGGAATACCGCCTTGGGTAGCCCTAGCCTGTCGCCGGGTAGCTGGTATTTATATTTCCATTCATTGATTGGTGTATCGAGCAATTGCGCTAGCTGTACTTTCTTTAGTGTCCAGCTATATGGGTACTGCATCAGCAAGGTGTCACGCACATCGTCATAAAGACGGTCTGCAACCTGTGCCTCGTCTGTGCCGTCAGAAAATGATGATAGTGGAGAAGCGCCAAGCATAATTAGCGCATCGGAGCAGATTGATAGTTTAGTGTCGCCAGAGGCCATATTCTACTCCTATAGAAGGATGGGGCGACCTAAGCCGCCCCAGCCGTATTAGTCACTGTCAGTCATTGCAACGGCAGTGCCGTCAGTCACATCGACAACGCCTGATGCGTTCGATGCAACCATAACGATTGACATAGTAGGTGTTGCACTGTCGTGAACGAAGATCACATCACCAACTGCCAGAGTGTCTGACAAGTCGTTGAAATAACCGGCTGTGTTCACAGTCGCAATAGCATCTGCACTTGTGTAAGTGTACATGCTCGGTGCGTTACCTCTTTTAGAAGCGCCAATCACGCCCCAACCTGTAGATGAAAAAGCCATTATATAATCCTTTCCTACTCGGTTGCGCTGATCTTGACGATGCCTTCGTCATCAATGGCCACTGCACCGGCAGAGAACATTGAAGAAACTAGGAAGGATGTCTTCTCAGGAACATAGTTAATTTCAGAACGCTGGTTCATGCCAATGCCCATACCAATAGCATCACGGTGGAATGCGAAGCTAGTGCGTGTGGACGGTAATGGCAAGCCACCTTCGTCACGATCACCAAGTGTGATGAACTTGAACCCAAGGAAGGTATCAATATCACCTTGAACCAGTGCTTTCACGCTGGCGAAGTCAGAGCTAGTCAGCTCAGTTTCGTCTAGCAGTGATGACAGGCCATTTGCGTGGATGAGCATACAACGGCCTTCGGAAGGTACGTTGTTTGCATCCATTGCTTTTTTAGCCGCCAGCAACTTGGCGAGGTTCATGTTTGTGCCAGTGCCACCAATGTCTGTGCCGACAGTTGATGGAGCTGATGCGGCGTTCAGCGCGTCAATGACTAGCTGATCCATACGCCGCCCTATGGCACTGCCGACAACGGCGACTAATTCGCGCCTCTCGTCGAAATTGACCTTCTGCTGGTTAAAGATATCTGAATATTCAGCCGCAATGTAATCACTCATACTAGCTGTAACCTGTGAATAGGTAACATTCAGAGGGGTTACGTCTGACTGTGGTACGCGCACAGTCGCAGTGCCTTTCCCAATTTTCGGGAACTTCACTTGATTACCTTCGACATTTGTTCTTTCGCGAGTTACGCCAGCAAGAGCGCGAGCGCTCTGATATGCCTGCTTCACCTCGGCATCGAACATTTGAACGAAAGCGTTTGAAATGCCTACTGCCATTTCTATCTCCTTCGGATAAAGTTAAATACATAAGTCGTTACAGGTATCCAGAGGCTGGGCTGTCACTTGGGCATAAACGCTACGCCCCCAAACGTGGGCGACAGATCGAAGAACGATTGCCTGTCAAGTAGAAATAATAATAGAAAAACTGGGGCGTGTAAACACCCCAGTTAATTTACATAGCTTGGTAGTCCTGAGTGCCATACATTTTCTCAAACATCTTCTCTACCTTAGCCCGGTAGGTCGGATCATTTAGATACTCAGGTTTGCCCACCATTGCGGTTAGCTCTTCCTTGGATGGCGCACCTTCCGGCTGGCCAACCTCAATAGGAATAGAGCGATCACCATAATAGCTTCTAATCTTTTGCAAAGCTCGGATGCCCTGAGCCGTGCCACCCATAATCTTGAACTCTTCGAAGTCATCATTGCCCCATACGCCTTTGCGTACCAAGGACTGACCCCATTCGCTCATAGACTTGATGACAGCGTCAGCATTGTTGCCCAGCTTCTTATATTCTTCTTGATAAGAAACCTCAGCCTGTTGCGCTTCATTGCCAGCCATATCAACAAATTTACTGGCCAGCTCTTCAAACGCCGCTTGACTAACGCCATTCTGCTTCGCCCAATCCTTATAAGTATTGAACAGCTCATCGTCTTCGGGGATGTTCGCCTCTTTAAAGGCACTAACATCATATTCTTCCGGTGCTTTGTGTTTACCTTGCGAGAATTTCTTCTGTAGCTCATTATAGCTTTTCACAAGGTTTTCTAAATCCGGCCCTTCGTCTTCATTCCAGAATTTTTCTGGATACCAGTCTGGCCGTTCAAACTCAGTTTCTTCACCCTCAGCCGCAACTGTTGTGCTTTCTAGTGTCGGCTCTGCATCGGGTTTAATGTGTGAGATACCTGTATCTGCTTGCTGGTTGTCTTTGCTGTCTTCGCTTTCGATTTCAGCAGAGGCCATCAAGCCTTCGGGTTCATCATTCATAGGTGTCTAGCCCTCTTCATTCTGCGTTCGATTTCTCGAACTATGCTGTTTTGACCTTCTCTGGCGTAACCGTGTGAGGCTTCCTCACCGGGATACCAAGTCGGTTGCTCAATCGTTTGCGCCCTAAGATGTTGCAGTAACTCTTGCCCATCGTCAGAGCCAAACACGCGCAGATACAGACGATCCACATCGTCTTGCATATCCACAACGTCCTTTCGCAACTCAGGCTCAACTGTCCTAAGCGCATCCCAACCTTCTTCAATCATTTAGATAGCTCCCTCTGGCGGCAGGCCAGCACCCTCTGGCGGCATCTGCCCACCTTGTGCTGGCAACATGCCCTGCTGTTGTGCGGCGGCTTGTGCCATTTGCGCCGCCATCTCAGCGGCCTGTTGCCGTTCTTGCGGCGATGTACGCAAGTCAGCCGGTATGCCCAGCTTGTCAGCCACATAGTCTGGTATTGCAGTGGTGCGAACAGCGAGCTGGCCATCCGGCCCTAAGCTCGATGAGAGCTGAACCCACTGCATAATCTTCTCAATGTCGCCAAGGTTCTGAGCCTGAGCAATCGGGCTGACCGGTGTCACCTTAACCTCAAGGCCATTCACCTTTAGCGGCATCTCAATCAATCCGCGCTCATCCATCACATATAGAATGCGTGAAATCAGCGGTATCATTGTTTCATTTATGAGGCGGCCAAACGCACTGCCTAGATTTGTGGACAGCTCTTGCATCTTTGCCGACACCTCGGTAGCTGATCGAGCCGACATATTGTCTGGCGGCAGGGTGTCGTCCATCATAATCTTTTTGATGTTCATCCGCAGATCATTAATAACAATCTGGCTGACGTTAAAATCACCGGTTCGCGGCAATGGGCGCAGGCTTTCGCCGTTCGGGCCACCATTACGCGCAACCGGAATGATTGCGCCGGGTCTAATGCTGACCGCTTGTGGGTTAAGCACACCATCGTCTGCCGCTGTATACACACCAGCTATACTGATGCTGGCGTTCTTCAACAACAGCTCTAGTGTTTTGTTTAGTGTCTTGATGTCTGGGATAGCAGTGACTAGCGGCCCACGACCATAGACCTCACCGGCTACCTTCATATATCGCGCCACAACCCAAGGGCTGGACTTCATGCGGCGCATCAATAGCTGGTCTTTGCCTTCTGGCCAGATCACATAATAGCAGTAATCGCCTTGCTCAGGGTCATACATCGTGGCTTCCATCAGATCAATCTCACTGGTCGGATGCTCATCAATCAAACGCTGTAGGCGTTCCGATATCTCTGCGTCAGACCAATGTTGCTTAATGGCTTCAGCCTTCATACGCATCCGGCGATAGATGTTGTCTACCTTGCCGTGTGCGCCTTCTTCGATAGCCACCAGATATTGCGGCACGGCAGTGAACCTAATAGGCGTGATCTCATCGCCGGGCTGGATCAGCATGACGGCAGTGCCTACCGCCAAGTCCATCAAGAACTCGCCCATAGCCAGATCAAAGTTAGTCTGACGCAACAACGCAAACATCTTCTCGGCATAGATGTCTAGCGCAGACTGCGCCTCTAAGCGCCGCGCCTCTGGTATGTCAGTACCCGGCTCTAGCCGACACCAATTAGAATATGGCGGAAATAAGCCCGACTGAATGCGATTAGCAAAGCGCTGGGTAGAATTGATGGCGGTGCTATCGAACACACGCGCCATTTTGTTTTGTCCGGGCGACCCACCACCTTCATAATTACCGTCATACAGATTGCGCTGTGGCAGAGCGAACTCATAACAATCTTCGTAGATTTGCCGCCAGTTGTCTTTGCGGCGCTGTGCTAACTCATAGCGCTTGATAATCTGTTGTACGTCCATCATGATTTTTTATGCCTTTGTGCAAAGTTGCGAGCCGCTTCCTTAGAACCAAAGCCCCAAGCGCGTAATGCCAAACCAAGCCGTGTTGGCTTGCCGTCTTTCTTCTCAGCGCCAGACATGCCAGCAAACCGTGCGGCAAAAGACACACGGCGCGGATTAGTTCCTGACTTAACTGGCCGCTTTAAGTTAGAACCCTCTTTGCGCTTAAAATACTTGCGCCCTGCCTCATTTAGGCCACCTTTAGGGTTCTGGTACTTTTTCGCTGGCATCAGCTTCTCGCGGCTCTCATGTTGTCAATGAGGTTAGGATATGGACGGCCAGCCTTTTTAGCGGCTCGCATAGCGGCTCGCTTCTTTGCCGGTGATAAACCCTTTGGCTTGCCTAAGCCCTTTGGGCGCTTTTTATCCCACACCTGTTTCATTTCTTTTTCGCCATTTTAGTTTTCATAGACGCGCCAGCAACACGGCCGCCGGTCTGCTTGGCATACTCTTTTGCCATCTTCATGCCTGACTTGGTATACGCAAATGTGCGCGTCTTACCATCCTTGGATACAACCTTTGGCATCATCCTACTCCTAATCTGGTTTTCTCTGCCCCTGCCGTCATTGTGTCGCTACGACCTAATCCACCGCCTTGCGATAACATTCTGTCCAAACTCATCAGCGGCCGGAAATCGCCACGACCGCCGCCAGCTCTTCGGCGCGATGCGTCTAGCTTTTCTGCGCGTGTTGCGCCTGCCGGTGCGGCTGGCTTCTCTTCAACCACCGGCTTTGGTGCTGGTGCTGATTTCTTTTTGCCGCCAAATAAACTACCCATAGCTCTATCCTAACGTATCTTGTACACCAGTCTGTGGCGTATCGCGTTCCATTGATAATAACATGCGCTGACCACCGACACGCCGAGCGCGTTGCCGCGATGCGATTGCTCGCATCTTTTGCTCTTCCTGTGCGTCTAGCCGCGCTTCCTGTCTTTCCTGAGCGGCCTTCAACTCAGGATCAGGCGCTGGCGGTTTTGGCGTTTTTAAAAATGACATCAGCCATACCTCGCTAACATTTCATGATCTGAGCCATCCGGCCCATAACCAACAAGTAAACCTTCACGCTGGAATTTTAGCGCATTTGCATACCTTATGGCAACCCTATCATTTACATTAACAGTTATCTGCATCCGATGCAATTTCATCTCGCGCATCGCCTTGTCAAAATAACGCATCGCGCCGCGTAACATCTTAACGCCGTGACCCTCAACAACCGGCGTAGTCAACATCCACGCCTCAGCCACGCCCGGCCATAACTTGCACACCCCAAAGAACAGCGCCATCTCGCCCTTGTACAGCGCAGTGTGCGACCACTCTTCGGCCGTGTACAGCTTCAGCACGTCCACAAAGTTCGGTATATTGTCAAAGTAATTTTGTGTGTGAAAACGTAACTTGACATTCAGCGGATGCGCCCAGTGGAACTTAACAAAACTTACATCTGGGCTATTGACTATGTCGCCAATCGGGTTATGTTTATATGCATTCATATGTAAATCCTCCCCAACTACCCCGGCTCGATGCCGGGGATTTTTTTATATCTCTTCTATCTCGCTATCAACAACGTCACCTATCTCAATCAGATCGTACTCACCACCCTCGCGCAGTTCACGCAAGGCGCTATCATACGCATGATCAACATCATCAGCGCCAACAATGATCTCAACAACAACCTCAACTTTAAATCTTACGTTATATGTGTCTTGCATTTTACTCTCCCATTAAAAGACATCAAAATCCATACTCGCAACCGACTGCTTAAACTGCGCCTTGCCCAAGTAATTCCTAGTCATAGCACGATGTTCGCCACCGCCCAACATTAAATAGCCATACGCATCACCAACGTGTGAATGCTCATTCTTGTTCGGCGCGTCCTTAAATCGTTCCTGACCGCCACCCATAGCCACACGTTTAAAGTGATAACCACCAGCCAGTGACTTCCGCACCTTGTGGCAGTTCTTGCTCACAATGACCCCCGGCTTGCCGTCAATCAATCTATTCATCGGCATCGCACCAGCTTCACGCCGCACCATAAAATCATTAGATGCAGTCGGTTGAGCCCTTAGCCCCAATGTTCGCAAATGGTCAAATGCCGTCACCTCAAAGATTTCATCTCGCTTTACACCAGCCGGATCACCCCAGATAAACACCTCACACTTAGGAAAATGCGTCTGGATGTCAGCCATCAAATGATGACAGAACCGCTCTAGCCCCATATCGAAGGCAACTAACTCATGCACGACATTCCATCGGCCATTCGGTAATTTTTGCCCAAACACAGCGGCAGGCGTTAAACCAAAGTCAAGCCCGATATGCACCGGCAACGCCGGTTCAATCTCAACATCACCCGACATCAGACTGTCGCTGAACTCATGCCAGACCGGCTTGCCGTCCTGTACATACACATACTGCGCCCCGGCATAACACTGTATCCAATCCAGCGTCTTACCGGCTAGCTGTTGTTCATAATAACCCGGCGGCAAGTTATTCACGTTCTCAGCATTCGGGTTATTGATCCAATACTTGCCAGCCGCAAATATATTATCCTCATGCTCTTTTGTACCCTCAAGCACGCCGCCCGGCTGTTTGTAGAACTTCCAAGGATACTTGCCGCGAATAGGATTTTTCTCAGCTAGGTTCGGCCACCAGTGATCCGAATCCATCGGGTTGGTACTCATCCACACACCGCGCCAAGGACAGCCGCCGTGTTTCTTAGTCGGATAGCGACCCACCCTCGATGTCAGGCCATCCACAACCGCCTTCGGCAACTCTCGCGCTTCATCAATAAAGCCGCCAGTCAATTCCAATGACAGCAACTTACGCACATCACGCGGTTGGTCTAACGCCAGAAAGATCACCTCACAATCAAGCCCAGCCGCGCCATCACGCGGCGGTAGCTTGATGTGATGGGTGATCGGTGGCGACCAACGCATTTGACCCCAAGTGTTCTCAGGAAATATCTCTTGCCACGTTTTGATAGTAGTCGTCCGCAATTCCGGATAAGAATTTCGTATCACTGCAAATCTGGAATACCTGATGCCATCTACCGGCGATGGCGGTTGTTTCACCGCCCTCAGCACAACTTCCGCAAGCGAAGCAAAGGTCTTCCCAGAACCCACCGGCCCCATCAATCCACGCACAAACGAATCGTCTTGCAAAAATTTCCATACCGTAGGACTTTCCGAAAAATCTAAACTTAACCCAGTCAGCGCTTCCGGCTTTACCTTGCCGCGCCGCCTAGACCTATCTGTAGCACGTTCCGATCTACTCATCATCATCCTCTGGCGTAAAAATTATAACCATATCTGTCGTGACGCGCTCAACCTCAGCCTCAAGCATTACGCCGCGACAATGGCTGCACACGACTTGCTGGCTATTCTCAAACACATACCCCGATGTTTCTTCGCCGCAATCCTCACACTCAACAGGATTAGCAAAGAACCGCACAAACTTGCGATCATTTATTCCGATTACGTTTGACACTAGCGCCGTTACCTTTCCGCAAATATGCCCACCGCTTCCGAAACCTATGCTCAGGAATAGGTATCTCCGGAATGCGTAACAACTCAATTAACACCGGATCAGTCGTCTGTTTCTTTATCATCTAACACCTCATACGTTGTCGTCTTAGGCCCAGTCACATTAATCCCGATCATGCTAGGCCGCTGATCATCACTGTTCGGCTCAAGTAACCCACGATGCTTCGCCAATAGCCGCAAGGCAGATAGCTTGTCGTGCATCTCTACCTCAATACTATTGCCGTGCTGTGTAGGCGTTACCTTCACCTTCTTAACCCCACGCCGTGCGCGGTCGCTCAACTTATCTGACGGCGTTAAAAACACCTGACCCAGATCATCCCAGTTCAGCACATCAGTGATAGCGCCAGACCCAATAGCCTCAAGCTCTTGAATTACCGCCTCACGTTTATCTACGTCCGGGCTGGCTAGCGCCGCACGTTGTTGTCTAACTGTCATTGGCTTCTTGTTCACCATCAATACACTCCGATCCTATAGCCGCATAGCCTGCCAAGTCAATCCAGCTATCCTGATGGTCTGGCGTTTCTACCAGACGCGCTAGCTTTACCGCCGCCATAGCCATCGCAACCTGATGCGCTTTGACCTCACGGCCGAATATCACTGTCCACAATACCGCAATTCTTTCGTGATTGGTATAAACATCGCCGTAGTCATCTCCGCGATTGGCTACCGTACCCAGTGCGGTTTCTAATAATTGTTGTTTGTCCATTTCGTTTTTCCATTTTCTGCCAAAATTTTGTGTGACACCCCCATATATACGCGACAGGGGTAGGGGGGCGAGGGGTGGCGTTTTTGCGACATTAATATGTGCGATCCCACCGCCGTGCAAAAGCAAACCACCGATTGCCTCACTGCACGACCCCGATGTGCCGCGCAACGTCTGCGAGCGCAGGTACGCCTGCCCTTCGTTCAATGGCTTGGTCACACACGACCAGCGTTGCCGCAATGATGTCGTCAACACTATGCCCTGCGGCCGCCAGCTTCCGGGCGTGAGCTATCTCATTGTCGAACAGCCTGACCTGTCCTGTCGCCTTCTGGACAGCCGCCAGATAGGCGTGAGCGAGAGAGTGAGAGAGTAGTTCTACATCCCCTGTAACCCCTTTATCTTCTATTGGTACGGCTTCCTGATCGTCAACCATCTGCAACGGTTTCGCCCTCTGCATCTCTTCATACGTTGGCAACGGTTCGTCACCATCCCATAGCACCTGATACCTGTTCGTATACCAGCCCTTGTCACTGCGCTGGTAATCCTTTGGATGCAACTGCCGGACGTACTTCTTGCGCTTCAACACCTTCAATGCTTCGAGCGGTGTGCGATGTTCGGCATACCCTGTCACTTGACATATTGTTTCGAGCGATGGCCAACACACACCGGCACGATTAGTAAAGCTACAGATTGCACCCAGCACACGCAGTTCGCGTTCTTTCAGTGTCCTGTCTTTGAACACACGCATCGGCATCACCGACCACGGCCGTTTGTTTTCAGAAAGGTATGTCATCATCTAATTCCTCAATAGGTGTTACACTTACTACCTCAGCACCGGCGAAGATACTCTTAATCTTATCCACCTGTGCGTGTATCTTTTTAATCTGCTCTTGATCCTTGGCATGAAGGACACGCCCTATCTCTTGTACAGAGTAAACGCACATATCCCTATTCTCACGCGCAACCTTGCCAGCTTCAAACTTATCAGCACAGATAGCCAGCACCTTACCATCAGGCATCAGACCTTCAACGTAATCACCGGTCAGTTCTTTAGCCCCTAGTTCTTTGGCTTCACGTTCCAGCACAGCATACGCCCTACACATCACCTGAGCTTCATGCACTGCCGCCTTGCCATCATTCTTAGTCAGCGCATTCCAGAGCTTCTCACGCTGTAAATGAAACTTAGCTCTGGTATTCTCACTGACCAGCTCTTGCAGTCTGTCCACACCCCATCGCTTCTCAACATCAGACACAACACGATCATGCATATGCACCGCTTCACTGATCCGCTCATCATTTACTTCTGTTCTTGTCGGCAGTCTATCAATGCCTCTTATTCTCTTACTCATTACACTCTCCCTGATGCGAAAATACCTCATGCGATTTTTCGTGCGATTCCCTAAGGGAAATCGCATCGCATCGCATCATCGCACGACATGCGATTTTCACATGCGATTGGTGCGATTGGTGCGATTTTCTATTCGTAAGTCTTTGATAACCATACATATCCATCTCCGAGCAAAATCGCACCCTTTTCCGACAGTGCATTTCGGGCATCACGCCGTGCGGAAGGCGATAAATCGACATAATCACGCTTATGCGCCTCATGCCAAGCCTCGATCCGCACCTGTTTGCCACCATTATCAATGACCATATTACGCAATAATTGTAGCGCATCTGACTGACGTTTATTGAGCTTGGCAGTCCTTGGCTTGGCCTTTGGCGCATCACCGCCTTGCTGTTTCAGTATGATACTGGTGTCAGCGATCATCGCCACGTTGACCATATCAAACTTCATCGGCTCAATGGGATCAGCATCCTTCTGCTTCTCCATCGTGGCCGTCACTACGTCCTCATCACGCTGTACATTAATGACCGTATCAGCCGCACCAGCGAGCGCTGACGATCCACGCATAGCATTTATACCGGCCGAACTGCTCTTATTGCTGTGATGGATAGCTATCAGCGAACAGTTACAATGCGCCTTGATGGCATCACACGCGCCTACGAACAGCCCCATATCAGTTGCTGAGTTCTCTTCACCGCCAAGCAATGCTCTAGCCACAGTATCCACGACAACGCATTTAAACTGCTTGCCCAACGCATCTATAGTACGCATCAGCTTTTCTACCTGATCCTGTTCGCGAAAGTTGACAGCGGTGGGCAACACCACCATCTCACCCACGTTATCCGCGCCATTGTATAGCCGCCACGCCTTCACACGCTTGCCTAGACCGCCAACACCCTCACCAGCTATGTATAGGATAGCACCGGACGCTGTGGAGCGGTTCTGCCACGGCTTGTTGTGTGCAATGCTCATAGCCATATCAATGGCTAAGAATGATTTACCAGTACCGGGTGCACCATAAATGACGCTGAAGCCGTGTTTAGTAATGACACCATCCACCAGCCATTCGACCGGCGGCATGTTGATTAGATAGTTTTCATCGAACGTCTGGAAGACATCCTGATCTGGCAGTTGAGGCTCAGGTTCGACAGCCTCAACAGCAACGATAGGCTCGGATGTCTTAATTAACGCCTTTAATTTAGACACGTCATTGCCTGCGTTGATCCAATCATACACATCTTGCTTGTCAGCTAGCCCCGGCAGATCAACACGGCGCACCTCTTTGGCTATGCCTAGTAGGTTCTGCGCGACTGTCCTAGCGTGTTTGTCACCGGCCGCATCGTTGTCCGGTATGACAACAACCTTCCTATCTTTGAAGTACTGGTTTAGCTCCGGCTTCCAATTGCCAGCGCCGCCGTGGCTCGATGTGGCTAACAGCCCCATCTCCGCCACTCTGTCAGCGCATTTCTCACCCTCGACAATGACAATAACCTTGTCTGGGTTAAGCATGATGTCCGGCAGGCGGTACGGCACGGCCTCAACGCCATCCATACTGTACACCCACTTCTCGCCATCCGGTCTGCGTTGTCTAAATGTTTTAGGTTCGTATCGCTCAACCTGATAAGACAATACGCCATCACTGTCGAAATAATCATACCGCTTGGCCAGCCATCTGGTAGGCGCTAGCGCTTTCTGCGTCTGTCTGGGTATCCCAAACTTACGTTCTAATATGTCCGGCAGGCTGGCAAGTTGTGCGCCTTCATGCATCTTGACCAGATCGACTACACCGCCGCCTTCACCGGCTTCATGATCATAGAACGTGCCTTTCTTTAAATCCACAGACTTACTGCCGTGCGTTCCCCAACGCAGTTCACTGCCGCGTGTACTGGTAGGCTCGCCCCAGTAGTGCCGCGCAATCGTATCCATATATGCTGATATGTTTGTCATTGTTATATCCCATCCCCCGATCTCCCGAAACGATGGCGGCGCAGTCGGGAGAAACTACGCCGCCACCTACTACGACCTAGAACAAGTCGTCATCGCTAACCGCTTGGGACGGTGCGGCGACTGGCTCAGGCGCAGATGCCGTCTTTGTGAACATCTCAGGCTTTTCAACCCAGCCCGATACATGCCACTGTGGCACTTTGAAACGCAACTCACCTTGCGGAGAGTTGATCTTTATAGTTTCAGTGCCGGTGATCTCAACGACTGGTATCTTGCCAGCGTTGTTGCCCTTCTCGGCCTCAAACTGGTTATGCAGTGTATCCATAGCCCGAAGCACTGTCTTTGCTGAATGGCTAAACTCACGCAATCCCAGCTCTTTGCTAGCAATACGCATCCGAAAGGCATTCTTAAAATCGCCTTCCGGCTTTGCAGGCATAGCCTCACCGACTTTGACCATTCTAAAGTCTGGCGCACCTGACTGAAACGACAGCCACCCCACTTCCATCTCAGCCATATCGGCCGCGAACTTGCACGGCAACGGCAGTTCACGTTCTTCTTTTTCCCACTCACCTGATGCACTTTGCACACGATCCTGAGCGATGAAATCGCCAGCCTTCGCGTCATACTTTACAATCGGGATGATATCCCCAGATGATTTACTTTCGGTATTAAACCCTAACGCCATAACTATATCTCCTATAAAACGCTAGTTTCAAAAAAGGTTCAGTGTTCTGAACCCACTTATTGGGTAGTAAGCAAACATGTCTGCCGGGTCATTACGATCCCGGCGTTTACTCAACCCAATTCTTTTGTCGGAATTGAAATCAACAAACCCGACCTTATCTGTCCATTGCACAACTAAGTATGCCTTCAGCCCAGTGGCTCTGGATATATTCTGCGCCGCAATGACCTTGTGCAGATTGACAATGGCGGTATCGTATTCAGTGCTTGCCACTGTCCGACACTTAAATTCAAACAAACACTTGGCCGCGTCCTTCCGCATCGCCAAGCAATCGAGGCTATACTTTGGCGGCAAACTAATCATCTCATAGTCATACGCCTGACCCAGCGCATTCATAAGCTGGCGTTCAGCCGCTCTGTGTTCATCAGTTTCATACAGCATCATTAACCGCCTTTATAGTTAGCCCTATCTGCATTGCGATCTGAGGCACAATGGCATTGCCTAATCCTTTAATTCTGTCCACCCGATTGGGTATCCCATTAGCCACTCTACCCACTGGGGGTTCAGGCTTCCAGAAACCCTTTTCCCCTCTGGCTTCTCCACGGCGTAATCCAGCCTGTCGCGCATCGTGTCGTTCTGCCCCGACCCCTTGTGATCTGATGCCATTGGTGTCGGCCACATCTTTACGCTGTCTGCTAATCCCAGACTGTAACTGCTCTTCCCATCTTTGCTCATTCGCCTGCCGTTGTTCGTTAGCTTCGCGTCTGGATGATCCACCTCTTGCGTTGTCGGTGTTGGCCACAATCCAAATTCTGTCACGTCTGTGCGCGGCATCGACACCACAAGCCGGAACAATAAATGGCCGTGTGGCGTAGCCATCGGCTTCCAAGTTAGATAGCACCGTGTCGATACCCATTGACAGGTGACCATAAACATTTTCGAAAACGCACCAAGTGGGTCTTTTTTGTGCAACAATTTCGCGGATGTACGGCCAGATGTGGCGGTCATCTTCCTCGCCTCTGCGCTTCCCAGCGTGACTGAATGGCTGACAAGGATACCCGGCAGTAAGTATTGAACATTCTGGGATTCGTTCTGGCTCATTTGCTAACACCTTTACATCTTCTTCGATTGGCACATCAGGCCAATGCTTTGCTAAAATCTTACGCGGCCACGGCTCAATGTCGCAAAACATCACTGGCCTAGACAGCCCAGCCCACTCAAAACCAAGAGCAAAACCGCCAATGCCAGAACATAAATCAACGTGACGCAACATTACATCAGCTCCCTTGCGATCATACAAAACGTATCGAAGTCCACCTCACACGCATACCGCCAGTCATATGGGTTAGCGCCGCCAGAATACGCATTGAACTCAGCCATATCGACAACGGCTTGCAACGGTATCCGGCATCGCACCGGCATACGGTTGTATCTATATAGAAGCGCAGGCAGATTGTTAGCTAGCCGCGCTGATGTGCAGGCTTGATCGTACCATTCGGGCTTCGCAAACATGCCTTCTTTATAATGTTTACATTCGATGGTGAAGGGAAACGTGCCGGTGACTGGTCGCAGATCGCCTAGCCCAGCCTCACGCACTTGATCTAGTATACGTTCAAACTTAATGCCTAAACTATTAAACAAATCTGCGGCTATTTTTAATTCGAACCTAGAGCCTTTTGCTCTTGAATTAACCATATGTATCTCCCGACTGGTCAGGAAAACCTAATATTTAATACATAGTGTTGCAATACCGCTGATAACTTTTTTCGATTTATGGCTATATTTTACTTGAACATTATGTATTTTGGCTTAATATAATAAATATCAGACAGACAAAAGGGAGATTATCTGATGACTTATTACAACGATCTAATGAATGAAACTAACGCTATAGCCGATGGTATCGTTACCTTTACAAATAGTTCTTGCCCTTATGATGATTGCGGTTCAATTATGTGTGAGATATCCAAAGACGATGAAACGTGGGTTTGGCTTCACGCTTTTGAAACAGAAGATGAAATGCTAGATGCTGGCGCTCCAATGCGGTTTCAAGTTGTTGTAATGAAAGAATCTATATTTATTGATGAGCTTGATCTTACGACAAACAATAAAGCCGTAGCTATCGCATACGCCGTTCAGCAAGCTAAGGATATGCAGGATGAACAGGACGAAAAAGAATATGTGGAGATGTGCAACAATGACTAACTACATCGCTTATTACCGTGTATCAACTCAGCGCCAAGGTCAATCCGGCCTTGGCTTAGATGCCCAGCGTGTAGCTGTCGCGCCGTTCGCTGACAACATCATCGCAGAATATGTGGAAGTCGAGTCCGGCAAAAAGAATGACCGGCCACAATTAGCTGAGGCATTAGCCCACGCCAAACGTGAGGGCGCGACACTGTTGATCGCCAAGCTGGATCGTCTGGCGCGTAACGTGGCCTTTATCGCCAACTTGCTTGAAGCTAACGTGCCTATTACTTGCGCTGATATGCCAGAAGCCGACCGCACTATGCTACAGATGATGTCAGTCTTTGCTGAGTTTGAAGGCAGACGCATCAGTGAGCGCACTAAGTCCGCTCTAGCTGTCGCCAAGGCGCGTGGTGTAAAGCTGGGCAGTCCTAACCCACGCGCAGGCGGTAAAGCCGCTGGTGAAGCTCGTAGGGGCAAGACAGCCGCTATTGCTGGTGAAGCTATGCCCATCATTAAAACATTACGTCAGTCAGGCGTGTCGTTTGCGAAGATCGCCGACACCTTGAATGATGCAAGAATACCGTCAGCAATGGGCGGTGTGTGGCACAGCACATCTGTGCGTAACCTTTGCAATCGGGAGATAGAAAATGCATAGGCAAACAACTTTATGGGAAACGCAAAACCCCCATATGCTTTTCGCCACAAAGGGTGAGGCTTACCGCTGGTGGCTGTACAAAACTAACAAGCCGTGGCGTGACGCTGACGTAAAACGTCATGTCTTTATCAATAAAAGGGAACTCATCGCGTGGTTAAACAACACAATAAAAAAAGGTTATGATGAAATGACCAAAGGCGATAGCAGGGATGTCGCCTTGGACAAAATCGCCGCAATAATTTCTGAACATAAGGGAGATCAAAATGGCTAAATGCTTAATGAATATAATTCTTGGTGGCTTTGCAGTCCTGTACTGCCTAAGCTGGACTAACATCTTACACCCCACCTATAATTTCTGGGGTGCAATCGCTTACTTTGGGGGCATGTAATGACTGATAAAATTGGAAAGATCACACCTGACGACATGCTGTCGGCTAGCCGTGTGCCTGTGTTGCTAGGGCTGTCGCCCTATGCAACGCAGAATGAGTTGCTATCTGAGATGATCCAGCGCGATCACGATAAGTTCGAGCCTACGTTTCACGGCAGTGAGATCACTGAATGGGGCGACAGGTTAGAGAATGTTATTCTCAATGAAGCCGCCAAACGTCTGGGCTTACGCAATCATGAAACCCATATAACCAAGCCGGAGTTCCATCCTGATCTGCCGATGGCCGCCAGCCTTGATGGGCTGGGCGTTGCCAACGGCACGATCAAAACTGATGTTGCTAATGGTATATACTGCATGACTGCTGATGAGATAGACATCAGCACCATAGGCGTTCTGGAAGCTAAAACCACCAGCGCGATGCCGGAAGAACAACCAGCCGCACACCGTGGCTTGTGGCAGTTACAGGCGCAGATGATGTGTGGCGGTTATAGATGGGGTGCAATCTGTGTGTTGTATCGCGGCATCCAGATGCGTGTGTTTGTCTATGAGGCCGATCCGGTGATGCAGAAACGCATTGCCGATGCGGTGGTTGACTTTGAAGAACGCCGCAAAACTGGTGAGGTATACCCGGTGCTGTCTTCCGGAGATGGCAACCACGCCTACCCAGAGGCAGAGCCTGACGCTGAACCGCTTGATCTAAATGGTGAGCCGGATGTGCTGACAGCCTTTGAAGATTTAATGGCGGCCAAGGATGCGAAGAAGCAGGCCGAAGCTGACATAGATCAGGCTGAGGCTACGATCAAAGAGTATATGGGCAACCACGATCAGGCGCGTGTCAACATTGGTCTGTCGCAATACCAGATCAAATGGCCTATGCGCCGCACCAAGGCGCAAGCTGAGAAGGTTGTGCCTGCCAAGCCGGAAGCTACTGTCCGGCAGAAAACACTTAGCATTAAAGAGCTGTAGGGAAGGGGGCATCAGCCCCCTTTTTTATTTCTTAGCCTTGACGCTGTCGATGACACCGCCACCAAAATAAAAGCCCAGTATGATTAACATAGCATAGTTAATGCTAAACTGTTCCATCACCTTGGTCACTGCGTCCGGGTCACCATATCCGGATATCGTCATGCCCAGCACAATCATATAACTACCCAAGAACGTGCCACCAAACATCAAGGCCAAATATCTTTGGGCAATCTTGAATGGTGCGTACGAATTCATGAGAGATATTCGCGCATCGCTCTTTGCTTTGATCTCTTCTTCGGTGCTGGTATGCATATCATCGATAAGGTCTAATCCCTTTTTGATGACATCACCACCCCCAAGAATACTATTCAACACATTTAACATTTAATAACTCCATATGTTAGGACGCGGCCCACCAGCAAACGTGTCCAGATGCAAGAACCTACCAGCGCCGGACTGCTTCACGCCGATGCCGGTGAAGCCGTGCTTGAATGCCAGCGCCATAATCCGATACGATTGCTGGCCGTCACACTTGACATCGACTGCAACGCCTCTGGCGTGTGTTCCGGGGCGAGCCTTGCTAGCCTCAACCGGGTGCGTGGCATCACGATACCCTGACGTGATTGTCATGCCTTCGCCCAGCTCACTACGCAATGCCTGTAGCTTATCCATAAAGCTGGCATCCATTGCACACTTGCCGGTGTGACTGCACTTGAGTTCAGCCTCACTGAAATTAGGATACTTTGACCAGTCCATTATATTCTGCCTCTGATGATTTCAATTGCCTTGTTGAAACTGTCTTCTTCTATGTTACGGTTTTCAAAATACCTTTGGGTGAACCGCTTCGAGTATTGTTGAACCTGTTCTGTTGCGTAAAAAACAACCCGGCGGTCGTTAATCGAGCAACAAGCAAGCATATCATAATCGTCAACGGTTGGCAGTATCTTCTTGTTTGTGCCGGATGCCAGTTGAAACTGATACCCATATGTGCTTTTGCTTTTCGGTTTTAGTGTGGCTGACTTGACTTGAACCCGAAGGAACTCACGTTCAGACCAGCAAACCAGATCAACCTTATCTTGCGCGGCAAGCGACACGCGCCAGCCCATCTGCAACAACGATGCGGCGGTTATATATTCACCAATCAGACCAACGGTAGTTTCTGTTAGCATTTATTTCCTTAAAAAATAAGCGACAGTGCCAGCTATCCCGACCATTAGGAAGACCGCCATTGCACCTACGAACATTTCTAATATGAATTGCTTTTTGCGAGCGGCCTTCTTCTCAGCCTCACGTCTTTCTGTACGACACTTGGCTTGAAAAGCCTGCCAGTCAGCCCACAATCGTGGACGACCAATGTATATCATTATCTTCTTGAGTTCATACTCAGCATCCTTGACTTGCTCCAATGCAAGAAATGCTTCTAAGTCTGAGCCGCCAACAGAAGATTTGTTCTTGCCA